AGCTTATTATGAGCAAAATGGTCAAGCATTTCCTGCTTCTTCAACTTGTTCTATTTGGGTATATGGTTCAGAATTTAAAAAAGGAACTGCAGGAATGACAGGTTCTTTAGAGGCTGAAGATACTATTTTCTCAAATTCACCAATTATCATCAAAGATAAGTATGCAGTAAATGGTTCAGACATGGCTCAAATTGGTTGGGTTGAAGTAACTACTGAGAATGGTGCTTCAGGATACCTTTGGTACTTGAAATCAGAGCATGAAACTCGTTTACGTTTTGAAGACTATCTTGAAACAGCAATGGTAGAAGCAGTTCCTGCGGGTGCAGCTTCAGGTGTTGCAACACAAGTAACATATGCTTCAGCCGGTAATAAAGGTTCTGATGGTGTTTTCTATGTAGTAAATACCCGTGGGAATGTATGGGGTGGTGGTAATCCAACAACCCTTTCTGATTGGGATACTGTTATCTCTCGTTTAGATAAGCAAGGTGCTATTGAAGAAAACGTACTATTTGTTAATCGTGATTTTGGATTTGACATTGACGATATGTTAGCAGCACAAAACTCTTATGGAGCAGGTGGTACTTCTTATGGTCTATTTGACAATGACAAAGACATGGCGTTAAACTTAGGCTTTACAGGATTCCGAAGAGGTTATGATTTCTACAAGACTGATTGGAAATACTTAAATGACCCAACAATGCGTGGTTCTATGCCTACAGGTTCAAATGCAAAAGGGAACATTACGGGACTACTTGTTCCTGCAGGTTCAACTAATGTATATGACCAAATCATGGGTAAAAATGCAAAGCGACCTTTCTTACATGTTAGATATCGTGCTTCTGAAGCAGAAGATAGAAAATATAAGACTTGGATTACAGGTTCAGCCGGAGGTGCTCAAACTAGTGACTTAGATGCAATGGAAGTTAACTTCTTATCTGAGCGTGCTGTTTGTACTTTAGGTGCGAATAACTTTGTTTTATTCCGTTACGGAGTTTAATAATAATTGAATGTTTAAAAGGAGGGGCACTTTGCTCCTCCTTTATTTTAGTAACTAAATCAAATCAAATAATAATGAAAGCAAACACAACATCAGTAGATAAGACCTACAAGCTGAAAAGCAATGCAACGCCAATCTCTTTTACGTTGCCATCAAGAAATACAACGAGGTTCCCACTTCTTTATTTTGATGAAGAGAACAATGTCAACAGGCCTTTGCGATATGCAAGAAATCAAAAATCACCATTTGAAGATGAGCAAGACGGAAACTTTCTTCTTGAACCAATAATCTTTGATGATGGGTTTTTAACTGTTCCACGAACAAATCCTGTATTACAACAATTCCTACATTATCATCCATTAAATGGAAATGCTTTTATAGAAGTAAACAAAACAGTTGATGCTGCAAAAGAAGTTGAAGATTTAAACTTTGAAGTAGACGCATTAATTGAAGCAAGACAATTAAGTATTGAGCAACTTGAAGTAGTAAGTAGAGTAATGTTTCAAAAAGACGTTACAACCGTATCAACTGCAGAGTTGCGTAGAGATGTATTAATATATGCTAAAAAAGAACCTAAGTCATTTTTAGAAATACTTAATGACCCTTTACTTAAATTACAATCAAATGTGCAATTATTTTTTGCTCATAATTTATTGCAATTTAGAAATGGTCAAAGAGAAGTGTGGTTCAATACAAAGAGCAATAAGAAGAAAATGATGAGCATACCATTTGGTGAAGACCCATATGAAACAGTTGCTTTATTTTTGAAGTCAGATGAAGGTATTGAGGTTTTAAAGTTCTTAGAAATAAGTTTAAAATAATCAGTATATTTGTACTTTATTAACCATTTAAACTTTTTAAACAATGGAAAAATTTTTAAGTATTCCTGCAGCAACAGGAAATCAATTAGTATCTGCTACAAATATAGTATCAGTTTTTGCGGGAACATTTGCTGTTCCATCAGCTACATCAACAGCAACTACAATTCTTTATCAAGGCGGTAAGACAGTTACATTAAACACAGCTTCGGGTCAGGTTGCATCTAATATGCGTAACGCTATTCAAGATGCAATAACCCTTGCGTTACAAACGCCTTGGACTAATGTTGTTTATGTAGTTCCTACATTGCCTATTGCTATAATAACTATTGTAGGTGCTTAATAGCAATTAATTTTAAAACAAAGAGGCACTTTAATAGAGTGCCTTTTTTTTTATTATCTTTGTAGTATGATAAACTCTGTAAGGAATACTGTAATTGCTATTTTAAATAAAAATAACTACGGATATATTTCTCCATCTGATTTTAATTTGTATGCCCAACAAGCACAATTAGAATTATTTATGAAATATTTTTCTGATTATAATGCAATTATAAACAAGGAAAATGCTAGGGGGTCAGGAACAGATTATGCCGATTTTGGAAAATCTTTTGCTGAACAAGCGGAAGAGTTTATAGTAACAAATCCATTAACAAACACATCAGTAACTACTACTTTATCAAATACATATTACCTTCCATCTTTAATAACCACAGGAGATGAAGAGTATATGATAAATAAAGTATTGTGCTACTCTAAGATACTTACAAGTGGTGTAAACACATCTGTTGTTGCATCACAATTAATAGACTCATTAGCTAATTTTTCTTTAGCAGGAGTTTCAGTTGGAGATATTGTAACTAATACCTCAGTTGCTCCAATGACAACAGCTACAGTAACATCTGTAAGTGCTACAGTATTAGGTCTTTCTGCAAATATATTTACATTAGTGCCTGAGTCTTATAGAATTGTTGATACTTCAGTTCAAAATGAAGCGGAAAAAGTTTCAGCAGGAAAGATAACATTATTAAATATGTCACCTATCACATCGCCATCTGTTAACTATCCCGCATATACTCAAACAGGTGACTTAATAACTTTTTATCCATCAAGTATTATAAACTTACCATTGCAAGTTGAAGCAACTTACTTTAGGTATCCTAAAGTACCTAAGTGGACATTTACTTCTTTAGCGGGTGGTGAGCCTGTCTTTAACCCATCGCAACCTGATTATCAAGATTTTGAAATAGGCGCTCAAAATGAAACTTCATTAGTTGTCAAGATACTTCAATATTGTGGTATATCAATTAGAGAAACATTAGTTGCTCAATTTGGAAAGCAAGAAGAGATGGAGAACAATGCACAAATACCATAATATATAAAACATGGCGTATATATCACAGTATGAATATTATGAGAATAATGGAAACAATCCCGAGGACTTAAATTGGGGTTCGTACCAATATGTTAGTTTAGCTGATATAGTAACTAACTTTCTTTTAATGTACTCAGGTAATCATTCTTTAGTAAACAACGAAGAAAGATATAAGATATTGTTCCATGCAAAACGTGCAGTTCAAGAACTAAACTATGACGCATTTAAAGAAATAAAAATATTAGAATTAAATGTTCCAAATACATTAAGATATATATTACCTTCTGACTATGTTAATTGGGTAAGAATATCTGTATATGAAAATGGTGTACTAAGACCATTAAGTGAGAACATCCAAACACTTTCATCAAAAGCATACCTTCAAGACAACCTTTCAAATATATTATTTGACCAAGATGGCAATGCCCTTTCTCCTCAATATTCTGATATAGATTTTGATAGAATTACAGGAACAAAAAAGTCAATATACTTAAACCAAGCAAGCCAATTTAATGGACAAGCAGGATATAATGTAGATGGGTATTGGTATTTTGATTATGCTATAGGTGCAAGATTTGGTTTAAATACAGAAACGGCAAATGCCAATCCTACATTTACAATAGATAAAAAATCAGGGGTTATTAATTTTGATTCAGGAATGTCTGAGAGATTATGTATTCTTGAATATGTTTCTGATGGAATGGAAAATGGAGATAATTCTTTGATTACTATAAACAAACTATTTGAGGCATATGTTTATGCTTCTATAAAATATGAAATTTTAAATTCAAAGTTTGGTGTTCAAGAGTATATTATTCAAAGAGCCAAAAAAGATAAGCAGGCGTTATTAAGAAATGCAAAAATAAGAATAAGCAATATTCATCCCGGTAGACTTTTAATGAACTTAAGGGGATTAGATAAAATGTTAAAATAATATGCCAAAGTTTACTAGAAATTTTACTGCAGGTAAGATGAACAAAACTTTCGATGAGAGAGTTGTTCCTAATGGCGAGTATATTGATGCGATGAATATCAGAATGGGTTCGACAGAAAATTCTGAATTTGGAGTTATTGAAAATACAAAAGGAAATATTTCACTTACAACTTTAAAATTTCAAAATACATTATTAAGTGTAGATGCTAGATGCATCGGAGCATATGAGGATGGCTCAATAGAAACTATTTATTGGTTTGTACATGACCCTAGTTTTCCATTAGGTAACACAGGTAAAATTGATTTAGTTGTTTCATTCAATACAAATACATTTTCTTTGACGTATCATGTTATTACCATAGATAATGGTGGTGGTGTAGATACAACATTAAATTTTGATCCTCAGTATTTAATCACAGGAGTAAATAAAATAGAAGACTTATTGTTTTTTACGGATAACTATAATGCTCCAAGGTCAATAAATGTAACTAGAAATTATGCTATTCCTTCAGGTGCTCCGCTTATTGATGCGGGAAGCACAACAGGACAAGCACTACTTGAAGAATCATTACTTGTAATTAAAAAGCCACCTTCAGAAGCTCCAACTGTAGAGTTAATAAATACTGCAGGAGAACAGAATTTTTTAGAAGAGAGGTTTATATCATTTGCTTATAGATATTTATATGCTGATGGTCAATACTCAGCCACATCTCAATGGTCTGACATTGCTTTTTCACCAAATGGGTTTGAATTAACTATTGAAGCATATTTGAACGAGGGAATGATAAATGCATTCAATGCTTGTAAAGTAACTTATTATACAGGAAACTCTCTTGTTTTAGGCATAGACTTATTATTTAAGCAATCAGAGAGTAATATAATAAAAATAATTGAAAAACAAAATAAGGCTGACTTAGGTATTCCAAATAATACAACTAAAACTTTAACGTTTGATAATAGTAAAATCTTTACTGTTTTACCTGAAGCAGAATTATTAAGATTATATGACAATGTTCCAAGATTTGCTCAAGCTCAAACGCTTATGGGCAATAGATTGATGTATGGAAACTATGTTGAAGGATATGACTTAGTATCTACTAATGGACAACCATTGCAGCTTACATATGTAGCAACTTTAATGCAAGATGAAATAGGTTCAGAAACTTTAACTTCAACTGCTGAAGATTCTGTTTATACTATAGATGGAAGTCATAGTGTACCTAATTCTATTTTAAGAATAGATTTTGCTTCTTTAGCTCTACCAACTTATGCATCAAATTTAAT